GAAGTTGTAGAAGTTGGCTGTTCTTTTTGGTATATGTAAACGCTAGAATCCTCTTTTAAAACATCTTGTTCTCTCATTATCTGAGTATTAACAAAATGGTCTTTATAAGCTTCAATTGCTTCAGCTTTTTCAGTTGCACTAAGTACATTATCAGAATCTAAATATATTGGCTTTAAACCAGCTTTAACGCGATACTTATTAACTGTATTATTTGTATGTAACATTAATTCTTCATCAGTCATACCGGCTATCTGAGCATCTAAATCCGTATTAACAGCAGCTTTTATTAAATCTAAATCTGGTTCCATTACTACTTTATATCTACCTGAACCTTTTTGTCCAATCTCAACTTCTCTTGTTATTGGAACTCCATTAGCATCTTTTTTAAGGAATGCTTCTTTAATACGACCATTAGATTGCATTTGAGCATTTGGATCTCTTGGATTAGTTGGTTCTAATTCAAAAATATCTGGTTTAGCAGATTTTAAACTTTCATTATTAGCCGTTCTATCTGGTACCATTTTTATAAATTCAGCACCAAGATCATTTATTTTCTGTAATTTAGATGCTGCATATTCACGTACTAGATTACCTTTATCATCATACACTTCCCAAACAAGTTCATTTGGATTTGCATTTTTATATATAGCTTTTTTAGTTCCGCCTAATTTGCCTTGCATTATACGTAATGCTTTAACATCATCAGGATTCATGTCCTCAGCTAAACCACCGGGGCTGCCAATAGGTTTTAATAATAATTCATCAATATCCTCTGCATAATTAGCAATATCCCCCAAACTTTTTGAAAAACTATTTGAAACCGTACTATTTATATCAGCTAATTTTTGCATAGCTAATTGTCTATCATTACCTGTTATTGTATTATTCAATAAACCTGATTTTAATTTCACAGCCTCTTGTATTAATGGCTCAAATGTTTCAGAAATATTTAATGACTCATTTCCGCTAGAAAGTTTAGATACATTAGTACGCAATGAAAAAGCATATTCTTCTGTTTCATTGTTTATTTCATCTAATCTTTTTTTATTTGCTTCAAGTCTTTTTTTTATTTCCTCTTGCTTATTAACATAACCTTGTGCAAAATTAGCAAATGAACCAGCAATAGTACTTTGTAAATTTCTAAGATGTTCACCAGATTGCGTATCAACTATTAAAGCTGGATTTGAATATGCTCCCATTTATTATATTTGTTTAAATTCTACATCAATTAACGAATAATCTACCATGTCATATCCATTTTTATCTTGCGATACTGCATTTTGAGGTATTTCGTGCGACATTACTCCTTGCCATTTGCCTTTGCCAAATTTATCATCTTTATATTCAAAAGAATAAATATTAATTCCACTATCAGATACACCAATTTTTGTAATATTTTTCTTTAATCTTATATCAGAACTAGCGGGTTGACTAGGCATACTTGCCTGCCCAATAGAAGAAGCTATTGAAGCTAATCCACCAAGCATTCCAGTTATTGCTCCTGTTTCATCGGCTCTTGCTTGAGCAACTTGAGCCTGAGCATTTGAAACTTGGCCAGCTACACGATTCATTTTTTCAACCTCGCGCTGCTCTCTAACATTGAACATAAATTCTTTACCAGCAACCTCAGCACTTTGTACTCTTTGAGCCTCACTCATTTTAATATTTTGTAATCTTTGAGCTTCAGCCATTTTAGCTTGTTGCATTTCCTGTTCCCCTTGTGCTCTAAGTTTTTGATTCGCCGCTTCTTGTTGTTCAATATTAGCAGAAATTTCCTTTTTACTTTGTAAAGCAGCTTGAGCTAATGCTGTAGCGCCTCCTGCTCCAGCTCCGGTTTGTTGTAAAGTATCTAATGTATTTGCTAATGACATATCAGCTTGTTCCGCTTGAAATTCAGCAGCCTTTGTCGCAACACCTAAACTTGCATAAGGGTTTGAAATCATTCCTGTAAGATCTGATGCCATTGCACTTACATCCTTAACTCCTTCATAAGGATTTATTATCGCTTGTCTAGATGCTTCTAATTTTGCTAATTCAGCAGCTCTTGCTCTTGCTTCTCTTTGTGCACGTCGTCTAGCTTTTCTAGCTGAACCAGCTCCAAAGATTCCAGATACAACTGATAATCCGCCGCTAATTGCGCCGGCTACTACCATACTCATACTCTATTCATTTAAAAGTTTATATTCTTTATATTTCTCGTAAGAAGTACACGTTAGCATATCTTCTAATTTTTCTATGTCTGTTATATTTTCAGGGTTTGGATATACATTAACAAATATAGTATCCTCAATTGCATGTATAACTCTTTTGGTACCTTCTGGAGCATGTACATAACAAGGAGCAATATAATAATTTTTTCCTTCATCTGTAACAACTTCAATCTCTCCTTTTAGTAAAAACCATGTATGGGAAATCTTGTATAGTTTACCTATTACAAGACCTCCCTTTGCCATGAACATTTCTCTAATATACACTCCTTCTGAAAAAGAATGTTTTAATGGAAACATATCTGAATTACCTTTCGCTATTAATGGACTATCCATTGCTAACATTGCATTTTCTAATGCTTCCACTTTATTGATGAACTCCATATTAATTAAACGGTGTTCTGAATTTAATTGAATTTTATTTTCCATTTATATTTAGTAACTTGATATAGAATATACCGAGCCAACGCTCCATAGTTCTTTTAATCCTCCGGGATCTGTAACAGAATCAGTGGACATTGTCACAGTTGCAAACCTACCTTTAATGCCTGTCATTTGGGATCCATAAATAACTTCTCCATCTGTAGCTACGCTATTATTTGTTAAGTTTGCATAATATTTGTTTTCTTTTCTATTGAAACCATAATGATAAGTTACGCCTCCATCGATATATATACCACCTATATAACTTGGAACTAAAGCAGTTGTATCTGATGTAGAAATCCATGAACCGGGGGTGCTTCCAGCATCGGCACCTTGTGGATCTGATACAAAACTATTAACTTGCCACCCATTATCTCCTTCGTAATTTATCGTTTTAAAGTTTTTAGATACAGCAGGATTTTCGTTTAATACAAATGTTATAGACGATGGTGCAGCAACCCCATAGAATGACCCAACCGGCACGTTATTACTATAGTGCTGCCATAATCTTCCATTATTCATGGAATATACTTTATTTCTTATGCTAAACAATTGTGATGGTTTAAATGTAAAAAAGCCAGTAAAGCCATTAACCGTTTCATCGAAATTTGTAGTAGCATAATATTGGTTTGGATTATTTATACCCGTTTGTAAAGATAATACATATTGTTTATTATATATATCCCAACCTCCTATAATATTACCTGAGCCAAAATTAGCAATAGGAGAACTTATAGCATTAAATGAATCCCTAAAAAAGTCTGACATACCATTTTCAGATATTTCCGTTAATCCGTCTTGAGATAATCTAAGAACCGCATTTCTGAATCTATCAGTAAAATATTTTCTATAGCCATAGACTGCAAAGCTCTGAGGATCTTGGCTAATCCCATAGTTTCCAGCATAAGCCTGTATATCACCAATAACAGCATTAGATGAAGTTACTGTACCTCCTCCTTCAGCTGAATATATTGCGTCTTTATCAATTAATGCTCTACTTACTTTGTCTTCTTGGAATATAATTAAGTTAGTATCTTCAGCATATAACTTTTGTATAGATCCATTTGATGGATTTAAACTTTTAGTTATTTCTTCTCCTACTGAAAATTGATTTGTATTATTTGTACCTGTTCTAGAATTATATACCCCAGAATATATTAAAGAACTTGATCTAATAGAAGCACCGTTATCGTCTTCAACTAAATATGCTTTTACTCCAAAATCAACAGTAGTATTATTATAACCACCTTGTATCCTAGCTTCTTCAATATACCATTCTCTGTCGTTTGGATTTGCTATTAAATCCGGTGTTGGATAACCTCCTATTTCTTCCGGTATTCCAAAAGATCCCCCATATACAGGTTCAAAATCTGTAAGATCTTCGGTTAATACTTTTTTTAATATAAAAGCATTAAAATATTTTACTTCTATTGATGCTGCCATATAATTATTATTACTTATTTATCACATTAATTACAAGGGAGATACTTAAATATATCTCCCATTATAATAATATTATACACTTTCTAAATACATTCCGCCTTCTCCGCCTCCTGTACTAAGATAATCTACTCTAATTTCAAATGTCCAAGATCCTGGTCCTACCAAATCATGATATGCTACAGATAACCCTCCTCCGGTTCCGTCGTATGCGGCTTTTAATAATACCGGTGTTAAAGTATATATGTCAACCGATGTTTCTACTGTATTTGGACCCCAATAAAATGGAAACGCTCCAGCTCTAACTCTAGCAGTAAATCCTGCTTCAACAGTAATTAACCCCTCAGCTCCAAATGATCCGGAAGGTTCTGAGCCTGTAGAAACAATCCCTGGACCACCTCTACCTTCAAATACTTCCCAGGTTATTCCATATAAAGCAGAAAATCTAATACTTATATTAACTGTGTCTGATAATCCCCCTGCATCAGTTAGTTTTATGGTCATATCATATATACCTTCTGGTACATTACCACTAGGCTGTGTTAATTCCCCTGTTACTGGATCTATGTAAAATGCACTGCTGAAATCGTTTGGCTCTATAGACCACGTTAAGTCCAATTGATTTTGACTTGGATCAGCCGTACCATTATTGCCATAAAATTGATAAATAAATGTTTGCCCCAAAGGATAATACTCTGGAGATGAAGGTGCAACTGTTATTGTTGGAGCTACATTACTCAATGATCCAGACTTGTCAAATAAACTTACTATTGGTTCATTTGGAAGGTTTGGAGTAGTTACAGTTATATAAAATGTATATGAATCTAAATCATCTGAGTTAAAACCATAATAAAAATAACTATTAGTTACTAAATCAAAAGTATTGGCATCAACACCTATTTGAATACTAAATCTGCTTGTAACATCAGTTCCTAATTCATTAAGCACTTGCATGGTTATATTGCCAATAGGGACAGACATAGGCACTCCTAATACATCTGCGAAATAAAAACCATCAACCGCTTTATGCCCTATTTGAGCAGACTCCGGTAAATTAAATGACCAGCCGCCTAAAGAGTATGGGGCATCGGTATCTTCTATAATTGCCTCATTAAGTTCGCTTATTATTCCTGAAGTAGCCGTCTCCCAATATAAATCTAATCTTGAATCAACTGGTTCTGTTTCCATTACAGCTAATCTTGCTAACGGTAAAAAGCCAGATGTAACAGGATCTGGTAACCCATCTGTATTTCTACCTATTCTAGTTACTGTTGATAATCTTGCAATAAGTGGATTAGAGATATTTTGATAAAATTGATAATATTCTGGTATTACTGGCGTGGCTGTTGGTGAGGAGGCCGGAAATAAAGAATTTAATGTGGCTATTGTATTTACAAAAGCAAAAGTATTTCCTGGATAAAATTGTTGGTTTAAAAAATTCTCTTGCCCTACTGTATCTATGTATAAATTATTAACCCTTGAATATAGTTTTACACTACTTCTATATTGTTCTTGGGTATTACTAACATCGGCTAGGTCCCTTGGGACCTTATTTATATTATCTCCAATAAGTACAAAATGTGATGTTTTGTCAAGTTCTTTATTATATTCTACTGGATATGCAGCCATTACTCCTGGCAAATATACATTATAATAGTCTTGTTCATTTTGTTTAACTACTATTTTATATGAATACCAACCTAATGGATTATAGTCAGCACTATTAGCATCCCCATTGTATATACCAGGCCAATCTGTAATACCATTTCCTGATATTACTTCATTAAATAAAACCTTTAATGAATAACCTGGCCATTGGTTTATTATTTGACCATTTTCGGGTATATTACTGCCTGGGGATTGTTCTTCAATATATGGTACATATAAAGAAGCCGCTCCATACTCTACACTACCAGAAGTTGAAGGCAATACGGCATTAGATAATATAGTTCCAGACTGTCTTCCAAATTTATCTGACAATATAACTCCAACCTCGTAATTTCTATTTTGTTTTACCGTATGATTTGGATATTCTATTATACTAGTATAATTTTTATCAATATTAAACGTAGCCTTATTATTGCAAACAACATTATAGTTTAAAAATTTAGGGTATCCCTGCTTATCTTGATAATTGCTATAAACAATTCTATTACTAACTACTTCTTGTCCAAGTGCTTTTACAGGTGTTTTGTCATATACTCTAATTAAATCTCTTTCAGGTAAAGTTCTAAAAGGTTTTTTAGATTGATAATTATATACGTATATATCAGATGATCCTGATTGTGCAGCAATCTGTGATACAGGTATAATATCAACAACCTGTACGGCTAATCCATCAGATTCTTTATATAATATATCTAATTCAGATATTTTACATACAGATTCTAACATATTTCCAGGACATGGTAACTTTATTTGCAAATATATATCATTTGCTTTATTATACATAAAAGAAACTATTGTACTTCGGAATGCTGCTGTTTCATTATCAACTATTGGCTCACTAGTTATATCAACTGGCGGCTCATATAAAAAGTAACCATCTTGTTTAGGTATAAATGCTATTTGTGTGAATGGGGCAAATATAGAATATTCATTATCATCAAACCTAAATCTATAACTAAATCTAACAAATTTGTTTTCTAAATATGTTGGATCTCCTATAAAGTCCGGATTATAATATGGATTTGCGTTAAACTTTACTTCTTGATTATCTGCTAATGTTATATTTTCAGATACTTCTACAGTAAAAGTTATAGAATCATAATCTGTAACTCTAACATTATTTGGTATGCCTGTACCTGAAACTAATTGTCCAATTTGTGGTGTAAATCCCGTGCCTGGATCATCTATTACAAAAGTATTAGTAGTTGTAATTGCTCCATTAACAATAGCGGTTGACCCATAAGGGGGTAAAAACTCGCTAGACACATCATACATTGTTGTTTCATATTCACCAGGAGCTTCTGTGCTTTCAGTATATAATTCAGGAGCATATACTGGACTAAGTTTAGCTACAGATATTTGATCCTCAATCGTATAATAGGTGCTTGAACTTAAAGCATTATTTACATTTATTTTTCTTGGTTGATTTCTATTATCAGTCCAAAACAATAAATCCTCTAAAAGATTTACACCTATGATAGGAGAAGTTTTAGAAAAATTTAAGAAAGCACCCTCTACTAGTTTAACATAAGTATTCTGTAATACATTATATACGTATATATAATTATTTGCTAATGGTGAATAATATGGAGGGGTAGATGGTGATGTATAATTAGTTAAAAATAAAAATACTCTATTATTAGATGTATCAACAAAATAACCAATACAATCTAAATTTGTTGCGCCTGTTAAAGCATTAAAGTCTATAACGAGTTCATTACCTAATATTGTTTGTAAGGCACCAACATCTGAATTTTCAGATTTACTTATTTGTAAATTTATTGCATTACGATATTCATTTTCGGCAATTAACCGATCATCAACATCTTTATTCATTTTAGCACCTGTAAAATTATTTGTAGTTTCTGCCATTATATTTTAGTGTTTAATCCATTTTGATTTACCTCTCATAACTTGTACAATTTCATGTAACTTAATGTTAGATAAACGTATTTTTGCATTTCTCAATTTAGCAAACTTTTCTTTATTTAATCTTTGTACTAAATATTCAGGTGAATTTGCGCGAGTAGCAATAATAGCATGCAATATATAAGCATACATTGCTTCCTCTGCCATTTTAGGCACTCTAGTGTCTAAATCATAAGCTAATCCATCAGATATATAATCTAATGTAATAATCATCTTATGCAAATTGCTTGAGAAAGATATTTTACCTTCTCTATCATTTATTGTAAACCAACCATTGCCTTGTGCAAATTGTGGGTCTAATCCGTATTGTCTCCCAACAATTCCAAAGTTATCCCAACCATAATCATAAATATCAAGTCCATCATTGTAGTTTATTGCATTAGCTAAATATAAGCCATCAAGCATATCGGTATTTGCTGTTCTCCATCTTTCTTCTATGATAGGCTCAGTGTCAATGTTATTATTAAAGTTGTCTTGCACTTCAACTCCATAATCGTCCTGTAAGGGAGCTTCCGATGGATTAGATGTTAAGTTATTAGCCGGATAAATTGGATGCTTTACACCCTGCCTATCTATCCAATATAAGCCTACATAATTAACATAGTCTTGTGGTAATACAACGCTTAATGAATGAGGTATAGTTAACTCCTGGGATTTAATGCTTTTCAATGTGTCATAACTAAATTCCTGCATTGCTCTTTTAGCATGGAAAATTACATCTGTTCTTTTTACGTCAGATATTAATTTGCCATTACCAACATAAGCAACCATGAAGTTATTTATTACATCATTTAATTTTGTATATTGATAACCGCCATAATTTTCTTCAACAGTATTACCATAAGCGTCTTTATCTCCGTAGTTCCCACCTGTTAATACTTTTAATTGTACAACTATATATTCACCATTTGCTGGAGTTGATCCAATAAAATTTATAGCATTATCTATAACGCTGTATTCATCTACATATTCTGTAAATGAACCAGGGTAACCAGTTGGACTAGTATATAGTTTAAAGTTATTTAATGGATAATTCACATCAAGTGGATCCCAAGCATAAAAAACTAAATCTGTATTAAAGTTTGTTAGGAATAAATTTTCAGAACCATCCCCTATAAAACCTTGAACACCTTCGTAGTATTGTCTATTTGTTTCGGTAATTAAACCGCCATTAGGCATTGGCATATTCTTTAATTTTTAGAGTTAATTTCTTCTTGTTGAGATTTCTGTGCAGCTACTTGTACAATTTCTGGATCACGTATTATAACACCAGCATATAATAATATCTTAGTTATAACATTTGTTTGTTCAGAGGCATCTAATTCAAATTGCGTTGAAGTTGGCGGGTAATATATATATGGACCACTCGTCCAAGGCAATACACCTCCGATTCCACTATACCCCCAAACAACATTTTTAGGTTGTCTAATATAAGAAACACTAATATCACTTGTTATATCTTTGGGCCATACATATATTTTAGGGTTTGTTGTATTATTACCTACAGTTCCTACGGTAGAATTTTCATATACGTAAAGTGGAAATGTTTTTGTAGGTTTTGTAAGGGGAGATAAATTAAGATACAATAGATAGTCTTTTTGAACTCTCTCTACTTCTATCTCATCTTTATATATTACTGTACCAATCTTATGTAGATCTGTTGGTACTACAAAATGGTCTGTATTAAATGTACAATTACCAAATGTTTTGAATATAGAAATCATATTGTCTATATTCTTTTGTCTATCGGCATATTCCGTGTTAGATTGTGGAATCCTCAACTGTTGGTTTAAATCATCAAAATAAGATTCAAATATTTCCAATTGAACCTGCGTTGCTACTTTGTTAAACTCGTCTGGAGTCATATAACCTCTCTGTTCTTTATTAAGAATAGAAAGTACTGTTTTGTAAACTGTATCTACGTTTATTGCCATTGTTTGTTTTTATTATAATATTTAGGCAGCTACCGCGTTATTACGCAATAGCCGCCCTTATATTAGTATTACGTATTATTGAAGTTTTTTCTCAATAGATTGGAAGATTTCTATACCTTCATCTGTTTTGAAAAAAGCAGCCATAGCCGAATACGGATTTTCATCAAACGGTACTGTCATTAATTTCTTACCATTAGTAGCCCATTTGAAATCACGTTGGTCAGGTGATAGCTTTATGATATTCGCTTCGCATGCTTTAATAGCAAAATTACGTAGCTGTATATTTTCATCATTAACTAAATCTAAGAATAAACCTGGGTTTCTCTTAGCAAAGATTAATAAATCTCTTTTTATTTCCTTAGAAGTCATTTTAGATACTTTAGAACCTAATTCAACTCGAAGAATTGCTTCAGCTTGATCTACATCCATTGTTGATGCTGCTGTCATTGCTTCTAATTCTTGTTCTAAGTAATCTAATTCATCAACAGCAACTAATACTGCATCAAATTCTGTATATTTTCTATTAAGTTGTGGGTGATAAAGAGATAATAATTTTTGTAAATTTTGTTGTTCTTTAGGAACTGTTAGTGTTCCATTTTTAAACATAATGTGTCCAAGTGTAGCTTCTCCTTTTTGCTCGTCTACAAATGGTGAATTTTGATTTGTTGCATATCTTAATTCTCTTTGTTCTTTTGTTACTGGATCAAACCATAATAACGGGAATCTTCTAGAGTGTCTTGAAGATATAGTATAAGTTAGTGGACTATGAGGTCCCATTAATAGATATGTTCTATCTTTTATTTCCCAAGTATCTTGAGTATTTGTTTTTTCTTTTGACATGATATAATATAATTAATTATTTTTTATTTAAAAGAGTAAAAGTTACCCCCGTAGTTTCAACGAGGGTAAAATTTACATTAAGTGTTTGTTACTATGATGCTGAAGAAGTAAATAACACGAAGTTATTAGCTCCTTGAACACATAAACATCTTTCAGATAAGAAGTTTACCTCCATTGCATCTAAATCAGATGTATATGCTCCACCAACAGATCCTAATACCCAAGATTTCATTCTTCTGTCGTCAGCTTGAGAAGCTCTATAACGAACGTGTAAGAATGGTCTACGAATATTTGTTCCTAAGATTTGATCGTAAACAGTTGAAGTTCCTGCAGGTACTAAGATACCATCAATAGCAGATTCAGCAACAGCTCCACGAGTAGAAGCATCATTCAAGTATTTCCAATCTGTTTTGTAGAAATCATAAGAACCTCTACGGAAACCAGAGAATCCTAAGTTCAATGCCATTTCAGCAGAGTTTTCGAATAATCCGTAAGCAACACCACCAGCAGCACCAGAAGATAAAGAAGCTAACATATCATCAAAATCTAAAGATGTTTGACGGTTTAAGAATAACATGTTTTCTTCGATAGCACCTTGAGTATCTAAGTTTCTTAAGATTGAATCAAAATCAGCTAATCCAGCAGCAGCAGTAAAGTTGTTTAATACGTTACCTCTTTCTTGAACAGCAGCGAATAAACCTTGTGTACCTTTTTTACCAGCAGCTAATGCAGCAGATCCAGTAGCAGCTAATTCACCCTCTACAACTGACATTTCTAAATAATCTTCAAAACGTAATCTTGTTTCAGATTCTGCTTTTAAGTACCAGTAGTATCCACCAGCTCCGTCTTCAGTAGCAATTTCTACCCATCCAATTTGTGCAGTATCAGATCCATTAACAGTATATTTGTTACGGATGATAATAGGAGAATTAGAGAATTGAGTGAAACTTGGCTCGATGCTTGTATAGTTATCTCCTGTTAAAGTAGATCCTTTTTTGTACTCAGAACCATAAACGAAGATTTTTAAATCATCCATTGAATCTGTAAATCCAGCAGCAGCTAAAGTAGCAGCAGTATAAGGAGCAACAGTTAAAGCACCAGTAGTAACATTACTAGCAGTAACAATAGCTTTTACTTCTAATCCTGTAGCAGGATTCATAATAACGATAGTCTGATTAATAGAAATAACGTTTTGCACGAAATCAGCTGGGTTAGATGGAGTTAAGTTAACTGGAATAAGTAATGTATTTCCAGCAGCACTTACTACATCAACTCCTGTATAAGCAATGTGTAATCTATTTTGTTCTGACCAAATAACCTGATCTGAAGCCATAGGCATTTCAGCTCCTACCATACGTAAGAAACCAGATAAAGTTCTGTTTCCATAACGCTCTACTTCTGCTTCGTAGATTTCTGGTAAATATTGTTGTGCGAAAGATACGAAATCCGCGTTGTTAGGATCCGTAAAGTTTAGATAGTTAGTTTCTAAAGCTTGTTGTTTCTGAGACGGTTTAATGGTCCCAAATGAAGGCGTTACATCTGCCATAATTCTTTAATTTTAATTGTTAAATTTATTTTTTATTTTTAGCTTTGTAGAATCAACACCATTAATTGCTTTAACTTTAAATCCATTAACAAATATTTCACCGCTAGCAGTTTGCCTTGGTGCAGTATTTATATTATTTGATTTTGCAGTTATCTCTTTAATAGCATCTGCTTTACCTTGCTCATAAAAATGATTAGCTAAAGTATCTACGTTTTCTGCAGCGTACATTGCTTTGTGATAACCTTTCAAATCTATAACTTCCCCATTGTCATTCAAGAACCTCTTGATTAGGTTTGTAATATTTGATTGTTTATCTGCTACAACATCTGGATTTTGAACGCCATATCTGAAATTTTTATCTCCTAGTTTAAAATCAAAACCTTTGAAATCCTGAGAGAAAAAACTTTTTGTGTCGTTCTTAAATTTAGAATGTTGAGTTTCAACAACTTCCTGCTCTTTTTGGTATCGGTTGAAAAAGTCAAGGGCTTTTTGTTGATCTTTATTTATACTTGGTCGTAACTTTACTTCCTCGTAATATTTTGATTTAAGATCTTCCAGGAACCCTCTTGCTTTCGCAACTTCTTCCTTGAAAGCGAGTTTCTTTTTTCGAATTTCTCGCTCATCATCTTCGTCCTCATCATAAGCAAATCGATCGTCCATTAAAAAATCAATCTCATCCTCATTAAGATGTGGTCTAGTTTTTTTGTAATATTCTTTTAATAATACCTCACTATTCACATTGGAATAATCAGCATTTAATCTAATATAATCTTCTATAGTTCCATTAGTTTCCTCCATAAAGGCTACTAACTTCTCAATGTTTTCTGGTAATTGCTTACCGGTTGTTTCTAATTGATTAAAAGCTTCTACAGCTTCTGCCTCAAGTTCAGCTGATGAAGCACTAATTTCTTCTTCAGATATTTCTTGTATTACCGTAATCGGAGTTACTTCTTCTTGGCTTTCAACTTGGATGGTAACGACTTCTTGTTGGGCGTTTCCTTGCTCCATTTCTTGCAATCCCATTGTGGATTGTTCTGACTGTAACACGCTTTCATTTGTGCTTTGCTCTTGAATGGCATCTGTATCTTCTGTTTTATTAGTTTGTAAATCAACTTTTGTAACCGTTGCAGGTTTGTTTAACCTTTTTGCGGCCGGTTTGGGTTTTTGTAATTTAAAAGTTCCCTCTTGTTTTACGTTTTCTGACATAATATAATAATATAAAATTGGTTAATATTTTTTTTTACATAATAGCTAAATCAAATTCTCCAATACCTTGGTCTTCGAAATTCTTAGGTAAAGTATTATTTTTTCTTTGCTCTATTAATTCTGATTGTTGTGTGGCTTGTATTTTTGTTCTTTGATCTTTACGATCTTCTGCTTGTCTTAGCTTTTCATTTGCAACTTCTATTTGCATTTGTCCTAATTCTAAATCATATTTGAATTGTTCTGCTAATAACAATTTTTTATTCTGTAATTCTTGCTGCATTCTTTGTATCTCAAGATTTGCTTTAGCTTGTAGCACTTGAATTTCTGTTTGGGCTAATGCTTCTCTTTTTTGAACTTCAGCCATTGCTGCCGCTTCAGAAGCTTGTGCTTGCGCTTCGCCTTGTGCTCGAATATTATCTTGCTGAACAGCTTGATCTCTTTCTTGTTTTTTCTTTCTCTTATATTTAAGAGCTTGGTTAGCTAAGTCTATATTATTAATTCTATTCAAATCAATAACATCTTCTAAATCTATACCACCTGATTGTAAAGCAATTTGAACATTTCTTTCAAAAGCTGCTTTTTCTTCTTCCTCAGGTTCTAATTCAAGGAATATACCAAAGTCATATAAATTAAGATTTTCAATCTCTTTTAAAGTCTCAACATTAAATAAAGAAATACTTTCTATCAATGCTTGTTTAGTTAATGGGAAATTTAATGAGTCATTAACTCTAAGTGATATATTCTCACAAGTTCTTAATGTTAAATATAAACTTGCATCTTTTATGTGTCTAGTTGCTGTATTAGAATTTGCAGCAGCCATTTTTTGTAAACCTACTAAAGCATCTCTATCCGGAGTACTTCCGTCTTTTGCTTCATTCAATCCGGTCACATCACGTATCATTTGTAAATAATATTGATATGTACCTATTAATGCTTGAATCTTAGCATTGCCATTAGATGTTTGTAATTCTTGAATAGGCACTTTGCCTGGATTCATTCCACCATCTTGAGACATTGATCTACCAACAATAGATCCAGTTTGGAAATACATATTAAGTGCTTCCGCTGGATTATAGTTTGTACCATTACCAAGATCTACTTCTGCTAAACCATCAACATCAACAAATACTCCATCAGGAACCATTCTAGATAATACCTGTTGTAGTTTTAAATGTGTTAATTGGATCATATCGGCAAATGTAGTAGTTCTACTTACTAATGATTCAATTCTTCCTTTATATATTCTTGGTGCACAAATGGTATAATTCATTTGTACTTTTGTAGTATCAGCGTATGGACGAGTCATATTCTCAGCTAACTTCCATTCTAACATTTTTTCAAATCCTAAAATTTTAGCTCCTGAATATAATACCTCTATACTTCTAGATACTTTTTTGAAATTATCATTTTCAGGTGGATCAAAACTATCATCTTTTTGGATAGCTTTTTCTAAACCTTGTTCTGTTTGTTTTATTTTGAATACTTGATTTGAATATGTTATATATTCAAAGTACAATACATGTACAGTAGTATTATCATTACTTTGTCCTGGATAATTACGTATGTAATTCATATCACCAGGATATTTTTCAATCTCTTTTAAATCTTCATCAGATAAATGTGGAAATTGTTTTTTTAATTCCTCTAAACTAATAGCTTTTACTTCTCCAACATAGTATACGTCTTCAAAGTTTGGATCCTCAGTATAAGAATATACTAAATTGGCTGGATCAACATAATCAATAACAATACCGTTAGAAGCATTCCATGATGTTTTTGCACATGCAATACCAATAACTGTTAAATCATAATTTAATCTTTTTGCTATTAAATCATATTTATTAGAAGCTAATACTTGATTGATTACTTCTTCCTCAGCTATTTCAATTGCAGGTTTATAATCTAATTGTAAACGCATTTCTAATTCTTCCTTGCTTTCTGGAAGATTAGATGGATCCACACTATTATATAGATTAGCTCCTAATTTATTTTGGATTTCATCTAAAAGATCTTTAGCCATCATATCTCTAATTATACCGGCAGCATAATCAGTTTTTGCTTTAGTTGAAGCAGGATCTTGAGCATAAGCTTTTATGCTATAACTCTTATTAGATATACCATTAACAACTATATCAACAAATTTTGGCAATATAGGAATAGGTTTCCAATCTAAATTAAGGTAAGATAAATCACCATTAATTGATAATTCATCTTTATATTTTTGTATAGGTTGTTCACCTCTAGCGTAAAGTCTTAATCTATGGAAGTTTTGCCAATTAGAACCAAATCTATCATTACCGGCTCCTCCAACCCTGTCTCCTCTAAACCATTCGTTTTCAATAGCTCTACCGACTAAAGCTCCATATTCGAGAGATTCTTTTACGCTATCAGGTACTACCTGGCTTGGGAAAGAACTATTACTATTAGTATAAATCATTTATTATATTATTTTTGAAGTATTGCCACTATTGTTGTATTTCTTAAAGTTTAATGGTACGGTTTGTTTTTGTACCTCATAAATAGGTGTGTACATGTGTTTATTACATGCCATTATTGCTAAACCTGAACTAATAGAAGCATCATGCTTTGTCCTATTATTAATATCAAATCTTGCCCAATCATTTAAAGTACGTTGGAAATACATTGATCCAAAATTATCTCCTTGTATACCAACATGGTTTTCAATATATGTTTCTATTGCAGCCGCATGAGCTTGTATAATATCTTGACCTGAGTTTGGTATACCCCCAATTTCTTTTTCTGTTGGTGATAACTTACTCCAAACTTTATCTGGGCGATTCATTGAAAATCCTCTATAACCTCTTCTTTTAAAGTAGTATAATAACCTAGCTTTGTTATTCTCTGCCAATATAGGCATACCATAAAACACGCAAGCCATTAATACTTCTTCAAAAAATATTTCTGCGGTTTGAGGTCTAGCTATATACTCAAGGAAAAAGTGATTAACAGGGATATTTTCCATTGAGAATTTTGTAAGCCCGTGTAATGCTCCATTAGATCCTCTTGAATCTACAGTTCCTGAAATATCATAACTATCACAACCAAACGCACCACAATGTTCATTACCCGGATATTTCATCCCATCTTTTATTATTACGCGGTTTTGCAAGTATTTATCGGGAACCCAACTAATAAGGAATCTACCATCAGGATTTGGATAAAACATTACCTTAGAATCTTGTATACCATTTTCCCATTGAAAACTACCTCTAGTCAATACACTAGAATTTCTTAAGTCATCATTATAATCAATCTGTTCATATATCTTAGTAAGATTGAATAATGCTTGTTTAGCTTCATCTCTAAAAGCATGCTGTTCTGTTCTTGGAAACTGTCTATAGTATTCATTTAAAGCATCAGAGTCTGATTTTAAACCTTCAACCTCATTTTGCCAGTGTTCTATAACGCCTGCATCAATCCATTTACCATCAACGCCTTTTATTGGTTTTTCCGGAGTATCGAAGACAGGTAAGCCATGAGAATCAATGAATCCCTCGTACGACCATTCCATAGGTATGAACAAACTATATAATCCTGAAGAAGTCTGTCCATTGCGGTTTCTTTTTGTAACATCTGAATTGTAATAAAGTTTTTTAAAATTTTCTCCTCCTTTATCTAAAGCATTTGATGTTGAACCCATCATACACTTACCAATAATTTTAGATCCTAATCTAAGACACGTTTTAGTTACACGCCAGTTGTTTAATATATTATCTGGTTTTTCCCATTTACCACTTTCGTCATGAGCTAAAAGTTTTAACTTTTCCCCGTCATAACTATTGTCTCCGGTATTTTTCCAGTCAATTGTTGTATCTAATCCATCAAGTTCCTCAAGCTTTTCGTTTGCATCTAATTTCTTACGTGTAAGTTTTGATGCAGGTATTCTATAAGCTAATTCTGTTTTAGGCCTATCCATACCATCTTGGATAGGTTTAAAAAAGAAAGGATAGTTTATTGATATAGGTACAACTTTATCTGTAAACATTTTTTTAGCATCCGCTCCTGATTTTGATAAGATACCAAAACGAGCATCACTAGATATTGTTGCTTGATTAACTAATTCTGCTGACGACATAAATGAAAATCCGGAACGTCTATTTTTTAAATAGCACATTCCATAACATCTATCATCGGCTTTACAAGCTTCCCAAAATATAAAGAAAAGTCTGTTAGACTCTCTAAAATCTGGAGCGCCAACGTCTATCTTGCTCCATTGCAAGTACATATAATGTGTACCTGTTATATATGTTGGTTTGCCATTATTATAAAAAGCAAAACCCTCTTCTCTATACTTAAATTCTTGATCGATGTAATCATACCAGCGTTCTTTAAAAGCATCTGGATATTTATTCCAATCAAATACATTTTTAATTCTAGATAATTCTTTAGGAAATTCAGCTTGTTCCCAGTATTGTTCTTCTTTTTTATCTGAACGTTTATAAGCACCCTCTATTAAAGGAAGGGCTATTTTGAGATTTTGAATTTCATATATTTCGCCAATTTTACCGGTATGACTAATAACAACCATATCATGGTCTTTATTATATCCATATTCCCATTTACTATGGCGATTTTTTTGTTTTATAATATTAGGCTTGACATGATCTTCAAGTACCCTATATAAAGTTTGTTCGTACATTATTTAGATCTCCCTTCTGCAAATCCTTTAAATACTTTTGTATCTGTTTGCTTTTCAGAATCCTCTAACATTTTTTCTTCTTCTTGTATTCTATTTAGAATTTCAAGAGCATCAAAAATAGCTAATTTTTTTGTAGCCGCTGCATTCTTCAATCTATCAGCAGAAATATCATCCCCACTATCAACAATTTTTTCCTCAGCAACTTTTATTAATTCCTCAACTGCTTTTTGCCCAGCTCGGATTATATTCAGCTTCGTCTCCTTTATATTCATATTTAATTACAATATCATTAGATTTCATACAATACAATCGCTGGTCATCTATTATAAACTCAAATTCGCCATAAGGTTTATAGCCTACAACGTCACCAGGAGTGATTCCGAGCCCATTTAAGGACTCATTACCATATTTTAGTATTCCAATATGCTTTTGCTCTTTGGATAGCTTAAATTGGTCTTTATTTTTTATTGGCTTTACAAAGCAACGGTCACCATTTGACTTCCAATCACCATTACTTTTATATAAATAGATCTGATCAGGCGAACAAAAATATAGATCTTCTTGGAAATATGATCTACTATTCTTTTGTTTCCCTTTAATATCATAGAATCGTCTAAATACATTATGATGTATTACAATAATATCTCCAACTTTTATATCTGTTTCGCCAAATAATGGTACTGCAACCACTTCGGCTAATTTATTTACTGATTTAAAGCTTTCAATTCTTGTGTTTGTGATAAGTTTTTTACCATCAACATCAATACTATTGTTGTATCTAGATCCTACCGGTTTAATTATAAAATCAAATACAGCTGTCATATTCATTAGTACTCTAAATCGTATTCAACAGATATTGCCATATTGCAATTAAACTTTTTCCAAGGCATTACCTCTTCATCCTTCTTGATATATATATTATAAGAATTATCAGACTTGTCTAATATTATATAAGAAATGCGATGCCCTCCGTAAACCTCTTGGCCTACGGAGTAATGCATTGCATCGTCTTTATAATTAGTTCCTATACTTATTTTTCTAACTTTAGAATCCATTATGCCTCAACTACAGCTTCTGGTTCAATTTCTGTATATGAACCATCGGTTAAATTAATATTAATTGCTCCGTACTCTTCCTGAAGTTTGTTTTTTGTTTCTTCAATAAGTTTATTAAGATCAGCTATCTGATGTAGCAACATGTGCTTTTGTGATTCTACCATACCTATATTTACTAATAAGGTATTAAGATCTTTTTGCTGATTTGTAACAGTCTCTAATTGCTCTTTTGTAATCTGTCTTACTACTTCCATTTTATTTAATTTGATTGTTAATATTAGTAGCAACGTACTGGAGTCGAACCAGTTTAAACGGGCTTATGAGACCCGCGAGATACCTTACCTCCCACCTGCTATCAAAATACCTACTATGATAAAGTAAGTAGGTATTTAGTTTTTGCGGCTTCACCAGAAAGTGATTGTGCCATATTTGAAACATCTAAATAACTATTAGCATCAGCAAAATCCATAAGATCTTTTGCAAATGTTAATACCTCATCTGTAATTGTCATTGAATCAGCATTTGGTTTTATAGCATCAATTTTCATACCCTTTACCCTTTTACCGGTATAACCCATAAGTTTTTCAATAACGTCGTCCTTGAAATCTTGTATAAATTCATAGAACGCTCCTGTAGCTTTATGTTCTGCAAAACTTCTAGTTTCCCAATGGATCATGTGGATTTGCTCATGAAAATAAGCTAACTTTCCTGCAATTTCTTCAAGTGTCATATTATGCTTTTTTAGCTTTACCTAAATTAACTAACATTTGCTTTTCTTTTTCAGTAGCTTTGTTTGTAGATTTAGCTCCACTAGTAATGTTATATTGGCTTGCATTAGTAGATCTTGCTTTTGAAGTATATGCTTTTGCTCTTTCAAATTCTTTTTTAAGCTTAGCATCTTCTCCTATCTTAGCCTCTTTAATTAACTCTCCAGCACCACTTACTATTTTAGCTCTAACCCCTTTTGACATATCTCCAGGAATATATTTCTTTTCGTAAGATTTTGTAGTAGCAGCACCAGTAGGAGCATCTACTTTAATACCTTGAGTTGCTTCAATATCAGCAATTTTACCAGGTGTATTTCTAGCCTTAGCCATTTTCTCTTTACCTGTATTGTATCTATCTGTAAGTTCAATATTTGTTTCAGGTTTTTTAGGGTTTTCTTGTTTCATTGGAGAACAAGACATTAATGTAGGAGGAATACCTCTACCTGTTTTTGGCATATTACCGCGCCCCGGTTTCATTTTAAATGGTGTGCTCATTTTTTTTAGTTGTTTAGTTTTCTTTTATAAATTATTTGATCAGGAGCATTTGATACGTAATCTGCAACCATAGTGTTTTCATCTACAATTATAAATTTTGCAATACTTTCCCAATTATTTGGTTCATGCAACATTTCTAAATAAAAATTTTTTTCATTAAATTGATAACTAATTATTTTAAAATTATTATCAGTTAATGTTGAAAATCCGGAAATATATAATTCTTTTTTATTTTCAATTTTGAAATTTAATATAACAGTTTCTGATTCCCATTCGCCAACCAAAAATTCTTTTGTAATTTTTTGCGCATTTGAAGATAAAAAAACAAAAAATAATGCTAATAATAATACTAATTTTTTCATAATAAATTAAATTAAGGTTATATTATTAATATTACGCAAGTTTATTGTTTTTTATAAGCTTCTATTTCCCACGGTAATTTTTTAGAACCTTCCTGCATTTTAGATCTAGGGTATATTTTACCTTTCCAAAATACATTCTTTTCATCATATCCTAAATCGCCCCGTTTCATTTGATCTATGTGTATCAGCTCGTGCTCAATAGTTTTATTCTTTTTTAATTCTAATGGGGATAAATTCTTGTTTATTAATATAGTACCATTAGATTGAGCCATACCTAAAACATTATTATCCATGTCCTTACTGTATATTGGCGTATTTTGCACATTATAAGGAGGCCCTGGCATTTTAAATCCCATATTTATATTTTTTAAATTATTATATCCCCTATAATAAGGTATAGGGGATATAAAAAATATTATGCGTAAAGAGCAGCTGTTACAACAATCTGAACGTCATTAACAACAGGCATTGAAACAGGAACAAAAACTCCGCCTGGAGCGGCAGCCATAGCAGCATAAATTGCATTAGCAACTAATGGAGCAGTTCCAGCAGCAGCTGTAGAAGAATGCGTTAAAGTAAGTGTTTTTTGTCCAGCTCCCAATCTATTGTCAAAGTAAATAACTGTTGTAGTTGCAGCAGTTTGTTTTACATCGAAGATTAAATTTACTGGTAATTGAATAGGGCCTCCGTTAGGGTTAGTTGCTGTAGCATATCCTGTGCCAGTCGAGTCTATTGTAATGAAATTTGCCATTTTGTTTTGGTTGTTTATTGGTTAGTTAATTAATTATTTTTTCTTTTGGTTTTTCATAGCTGCTTGAGCATTCATCGCATAATGTTTTCTTGCTCCTGCAGTTAATTTTTGATTGCTAGCTTGTTTAATATCATAAGCTGTTTTCTTGCTTACCATTTTTTTCTTTTGCATAGCTGGAGTTGTTGCAGTAGGAGCTGGAGCAGGTTTAGTTGTTGTTGCCGGTGTTGATTTAGCCACTTTTTTTGCTGCAAGTCTTTCTTTTACTGTCCCTAATGCTTTACTTTTACTTATTACTTCTTTACCGATATTTCTCATTATTTTTTGTTTTTAATATTTATGATTATTGTTCTTTTTTTTCTGGTCCTTTTAAATGCGTGAATATTCTTATTAAAGTATATCCAATTGATAATAATAAAAGTATAACTTTTAATAAAGGCTCTATATCAGTAAAAGTAATAGACAAAGCCGTTGCATTTAAAGCATATAATCTTAGATCAGTAATATCCATTTTATCTTCTACTTTTAGCGCGTTGTGTTATAGGCATTGGATTATATGATGGATCATCAAGTTTTAATTCCATACCATTCTTTCCACTGCTGCTTCCTTTGCCTTTAGGGTAACTAGTTGTATCTAATGGACCATCCCATAAATGGTTTAAACCAGAAACTTTAGGTTTCTCAACTTTTAATAAATGAGGATCATTTGGGTTATTTGTAGAGTTCATATTATTTTGTTTTATAATTAATAGGTTGGTTTTTCCATTGTAGAAGCATCAATAACAGTATTCATGGTTCTATCATAACTTCCATCTGAAGGCATGCCAAACATACCAGTCATATTAGCTTGTTCTTTTGGATTAAAATTAACAGGCGCACCGCTAGGTTTTATTCCAGGGTTATACATTGTTCTTGGCGTAGAAACCATTGGAGGTGCTGGTGAGATATCTCCTGTTAACCCAAGAGTTGTGGTATCTCCTGAAGGCATAGTATTAGGATTATATTTTTGTCCACCTAAAGCATTGTTGTATTTCATCTTGTTTTATCTTTATTTACATTATTTATTGCTGATCGTAATACTATATCTGTATAAGTATTATTTTTCATTATTTTATTACTTCTAGGAGTTGTTGGTATATCTTCTGATCCTAACATTATACGGTACATTCGACTTATCAGTTGTTTGCACTTGAATGAAACTTTATATATATTATATTTCTGGGTTGTGTGATTTCTATTTCTCCACACTACTATCCATCCTTCTTTTAATAAATTGTTCCAGCGCTTATTGTCCCAACTATATGCGTAAGTACCTATCTTATAATCTTGCTTGGTAAAAAATTCCATGCAATCAAAATATACCAATAATTCTAAATCAGCATCCGTAAGTCCATAATTTCTACAAGCCCATTTGCGTATTAATCTATAATGTTTTAATAAGCCAAGATCTTTTATATCTTTTGCTTCTAACTTTCTCATAAAACTATTACAACATCCTGTAATCTTATAACCTGATAATCCTGACCATCAAATTCTATTCCGTGCCCAGCTGCTTTATCATAATAAATTACATCAGCTTGTTTTAGGCATTTAATATCATCACTTACAGAAACAACAATTGCTTCTTTGTAACGTATATTCTCTTTATCTTTTTCTTTTAAAAGTAAACCACTTTCCGTTTTTGATACACCCATTTTTTTTGGAAGTATCACTATATTATTACCTATTGCCTTCATTAACTCTTAAATTATTAATTACACAATCAGTTGATAATATTGTAACAGCTACGGATGCTGCATTCTTTAATGCGCTTTTGGTAACAGATAATGGGTCTATAATACCTGCTTCAATCATATTAACTGGCTTTCCTGTTACAGCATTCAATCCGCGGCCTTCTAGGCGATCCCAACTACTTTCTGGTTGATCAATACCAGCATTACTTAATATTGTCTTAAATGGAGCCTTAATAGCTTTTAAAAGAGCAATACCGCCTTTGTTTGTTGTTGTAATGCTTCTTGAAGCATCTAATAAAGCAATTCCACCTCCAGGAACAATACCTTCTTTAATCGCGGCTTTAGTTGCACAAATTGCGTCTTCAACCCTATCTGCTTTTTCTTTTAATTCTAAATCAGATCCAGCACCTACTTTTACAACAGCAACTTTTGCTGATAATCTAGCTAATCTTTTTTCTAATCTAATTACATCCCCAGGATTAGTTGCTTCTGCTAATTGCGAGTTTAATTCATCAATTAATTCTTGAACTTCTTCCTTAGTATCCCCTACATGCAGTATTGTTTCAGAATCATCCGTTATTGCTTTTAAGCAACTACCTAAACAACTAATGTCTATAAGATCCATATCGTCGCCTAAATCCTCATTTATAATGGTAGCTCCTGTTAACAGAGCTAAATCAGTTAATGTATCTTTTTTATTTATTCCATAAGTTGGAGCATTGATAACATTTACTTTTATATTTCCTTTAACCTTATTCATTGCTAAAGCAGACAAAACAGTTTGTTCCATATCTGCTATGATTAATAAAGGTTTATTATTTTTAATTACATATTCTAAAACCGATTGTATTTGGCGTATAGATTCAACTGGTGATTCAACAATCAATACTAATGGGTTTTCTAATTCTGCAATTCTTTTATTTGGGTTTGTAATAAAGTTTGAATTTACCAATCCTTTATCATATTGTACACCATCTATAATTTCTATTTCTGTTTCTGGGTTTGCTGATGATTCCATCATAACAATACCAGTTTCACCAACCGCTCTAAAAGCATCTCCAATAATTTTACCAAGGACTGGATCGTTATTGGTTGATATAGTAGCAATATGATCTATCATATCACCGGCTACTGGAACTTTAATAGATTCTAAATATTCTATAACTTTTTCTACCGTAGATTCAATACCATTTTTTAATTCTCTTGAATTTACTTCGTTTTGAATTGCATAAGCTTCTTCTAAAATAGCATGTGCTAATACCGTTGCAGTTGTTGTACCATCTCCAGCTTCTTTAACTGTTTTTCTAGCTGCTTCTTTTAAAAGTCTTGCTCCCATATTTTCTACAGGGTCTAATAATGTAATACTATCTGCAACTGTAACTCCATCTTTTGTAATTAACGGTCTACCTTTGCTATCTTCTAACATTACACATTTTCCACCGGCTCCTAATGTTGAACTAACTGCTTTTGTTAATTTAGTTATACCGGCAAATACATTATCTCGTGCTTCGTTACCAAAGCTGAGATTCTTTACTATTTCATCTGACATATTTAATTGAATTTAATTTAATATATATATTACTTATTTTAAGTAATTTTTACCTACCTTGCCCTCTATATTTTTTAGTATAATTTTTAGATGACTTTAGCGATGAGGTTTTCGATTTAGCATGAACACCCGGTCTGCTTACACTTTTACTATTCAATTTAGTTGAACTTTGTGTAGATTTTGGTTTGGCCATTTTATATATTTTTTAATTGGAAGTGCATACCATCTTTTCTTTTCCATGTTCCTCCCCAATCAAATCCAGCATCTGTGAAACACTTTACTAATTCGGGAGACATAGTAGGGTCTTTATCTAATCCATTCCATGAAGCATTAATATCTATTGCAATCCCCCAAGAATGTAATGATAAAGATTTTAATCCACGTTTTCTACGTACATTAAAACACCCGTCCCAAGTTTTTAATTCCTTGATTAAATCTCTTTCAATTATATTTGTAAAAGCAACTATTAATGGATTTATTATTGCTTTGTTACAATATAACTTTTTTGGTATTACCCCAAGTTCTAAATGAACTGGTACATCCCATACGGTCATATATTTTAATTCGTTCTCAACTAAAGTAGGATTACCCCACTTCTTTAAACATTGTGCACTTGTTACCATTATTATTTAAGCTTTATTTTCCAATATGTTCCAATACCATAATTTATTGATCCATCAAATCCAATTCCTACATTAGCTTGAAATACTCTATCTTTTTTATCCTTGTATATTAATCCAGAAGTTAGTAATATTGTATTATTCATAAAAGCATTTCCCCCTACATACAATTGTCTTTTAGGATCCTCTTTTTTAGTTATTGTTTTTGTTACAAATGGAATCTTATAATTTTTTGTATATTCTCTTTTACCATATAATTTGTTCAACCAAACTGTATCTCGTATAACTACCGTACCAAGACTATCTAGCTTCAATGTATCAGAATATACTGTTCTAACTAAATGTTCCTTTAAAAGGTTATTAAAACGCGTTTTACAGGTATCTATTGATTCACCTGGTTTATATTCTTCTTTGTCTATAGTTATATATTCGGTTTTTACAGCATTTACAGTTTTAAATACCGTATCTTTAGTTGTTTTCCATATAGTATCTGTAACAACTGTTTCTTTCGGCTCTTCCGTTATATTATTTGAACAACTTCTTTGCAAAATTATAATAGCAATTAAGCTTACAATTAAATAATAAGGTATTCTATTCTGTACTGACATATTTAGCTTTGAATAAACGTTCTACTATATTTGTAACTCCTTCTATTGTTATATACGATGTTGCAACAATTACCCAATCTGTTGAAGTTATTACTCCCGAAAATAATCCAGCCGATGCTACAACAAACACTGTAAGTTTTCTACTTACCCACTTATTAAGGAATAAATCTATTTTTTCTTTTCTACTCATTAGTATACTTTGTTTAAAATGAATACATTTGAATATATAGAATTAGAAGCTGAAGCTGTGCCCCATTGTGCTTTTATAACTAACTCATTTGCTATAGTTGTATTGAATGTTGTAGTATTTTCACTTATAAAGTTATAAGTTTCAAGATTGTTATTTGAAGACTTGCTATGAGCAAAACTACCTGCGGTAATTATACTAGCAACCCCAGCCGTTCCAGTTGCTCTTATTACAAAGTCTGTGTTTAATACCCAATGATTATTTGAACTAACCGCTAATGTCATTAAACCTGTTGTAGCTAATACAACTCCAGCAACAGTTTCTATAGTGATAGTTAAACCTACATTATTATTATTACTGATGTGTCCCATCATATAAGCATTGAAAGAATCACCAATACTAAAACCATTTGCAGGTACTGATAAAGTTCCTACATAAGAAGAGCCATTTAATGTGCTTTTTGTTGTTGTATTTACTATAGGTGTTGAGTTAGCTATTTGTGAAGCTAAACCATAGTTGGTTGTTGTAGGTATATCTGAAGTTAATGCAATAGTACCAGATTTGTTTGGTAATGTATAATTTCTATTTGCTGTTATTGATCCTGTCAGTAAAGAACTATTATAAGTTGTGCCAACTAATATTATACCTCCACGATCTATTCTAGCTACAGTAGATACTGCGGCATCAGATATTACTAATCCAGAATCAGTTATTGCTAATTGACCGTATTCACTCTCAGATGTATCGTATAAATACAGAGTTCCTATTTTGGCATCTTGTAATGATTCATTTCCAACTGTTAAAACTTGATCTAATGAAGGAGCAACATTTGCATTAACAAATTCTACTAAGGTTTCAGCTGTAAAACTAATAGTTCTAGCTTCACCACCATCTCCATTTTCAAATCTAGATCCTATTAATAAATCTGAGTTATTTAATGTAACAACTTTTGGGTAACTATATATTATTGCCATTATTTATTTTTTAATATTTCTATTTCTTTATATATAGCCATTAACTCTGCTTCTTTTTGAGCTATAAGTTCTTCTTGTGTTGGTTCGTCAACTTCCATAAAGACTACTTCTACAAGGCCATTGTCATCATATATTTCTTTTCTAATTTCTGCCATAATATTATTTTTAAATTGTTATACCAACAAAAGGAGCATTTGTATTTCCATATATTGGCGTTCCAAATAATGAAGGAGCTGTACCAAATGGTGATGTTGTAAAACATATAGTTGCTGGAATAATGCCCCCGATCATAGATAAAGGAATTAAAGAACTTAAAGCTGCCGCTGAATAAGATTGAGTAGAAGAACTATGAACACCTATCCAGTATGTAACTCCTGCTGTAAATGTTTGAGTGGTTGTAGCCGTTTTAATACCAGTAGTAGCACAATTTAAACTTGCGCTTTCATATATTTTAGTTCCTGGAACACCATTATTATCAGAATAAATTACTATTTTTGCAAGCGATGCAGCAACTGCTGATAAAATGTTTATATATAATGAAGAACAGGTTATAGTGGATGCTGGAATATATGGAGCAACATATAGTCTATTTACGGTGCCAGCTAAATTAGTTAAACTTCCTCCATCTAATAAGAATGACGTAACTTGCCCTGAGGGGGGGGGCACTAATGTATGAATTCCTCTTGTAGATAAGTTTCCACTTCCTAAAATAGAATTACCATTAACTGTTTTAATATTAGTACCACTAACTAAAGCTGCTTGCTTTGCATTCCAATCTGTTGAATTTCCACCAGTAGCTGATATTACTCCATTAACATCTAATTTAGTTGACGGACTTGTTGTTCCTAAACCAACGTTAGTTCCATTATCAAAAATAATACTATTACCTATAGTTCCTGCTCCGGTAAATTTTGTTATATAATTTGTAGTTCCGGATCCGCTAATATTACCTGTTGGAATAGTTATCCAATCTGTACCTGTTGCCGTAGATGACAATACTTGTCCACTTGTACCTGGGGAATTAGTTGAATCATAATATGCACCAGTTACCCGGGCATTACCAAATACATGCAACTTTTGAGAGGGAGCGTTTGTCCCTATTCCTAAATTTGTATTTTGAAAAAAGGCATTAGAAGCATTTAATTGGAAATAAGGAGCACCCATATTTACTTGCCAATCACCCATATTTATAGAGTAATTAGAACTTAATATATTACCAAATACAGAAAATAAATCAGAATCATCACTATCTGCACAAGTTAATATATACCCTCCGGCACCAGGTTTTGTAGATTTTAAATCTAAAACTTGCCCAGTAGTTGTGCCTACTATAGAAACCCTAGAGGTAGGTGTAGTTGTTCCAATTCCAATAGCAGCGCCAGTATCAAATATTATACTGTTACCTAATGCAGAAGTGCCAGTAAACTTAGAAATATAATTTATTGTACCAGTACCAGTAATAGGATTAGTTAAAACTGCTTGCCCACCTATATCAGATAGTAATTGTGTACCAGTTCTATATTTAATGTTACCACTATCCGAAACCAGGAATCTGTCTGTATCCGTTGAGGCATTACTTAACGCTTCTAAAGTTATTACACTTTTAAATTTTATACTCATTTTATTTTTTTATTATATTATCCTACTTTAGTAACTAATACCCTGATCGGATTTGATGGAGCTGAGTCAAATGTTATTGTAAGAGTGTTCAGCGTAGTTCTAGCCACATCCGCAAATATTGTTTCGTATGTAACAGTATCATATAATTGTACATTTACATCTCTTGTATTTAAGTTATGTGTTACTGTACCTGTTGCAGATATTGAAGTAGC